ATTCTTATGATCACAGCCTCGCAGTTGAATCGTTCGGCTGTTGAAGAAATTGAGTTTGATCACAGTCACATTGCAGGTGGTATCTCTAAGATCAATACTGCGGACTATGTGTTTGGTATCTTCACTTCACGTTCTATGCGTGAGCGAGGCAAGTATCAAATTCAGTGTATGAAATCTCGTAGTTCTACTGGTGTTGGTCAAAAGATTGACTTGGAATATAATATTGATACTATGCGTATTACTGATGAGGATCCAGAAGAAGGCAGGACTCATACGCAGACTCCAGCACAATTAATGAATCAAATCAAAACTACGAGTTCAGTAAGCGAAACTGTTAACAACCTACCTACTACAGAATCAAAAGTCATATCAAATACTGAAGGGGCAAAACTAAAATCACTGTTAAATTCTCTCAAGAAAAACTAAAGATTGACTAAATACAATATAGGAATCTTTACTATTATGCAAAAGAAAACAAAAAGCCTTCTTGAGGAATTACAGTCTTTTGGTGACACTAGGGATATGAATCATATCATTGAATCCCGTGCATCCAACATTATTACTAGTGCTATCAATTTAATTGAGTTGATGCAAAAGCAATATTCTTCCGAAAAGGCTGAACTTCTTGAAAAGAAGCTTTTGAGTGCAATCAAAAGTAAGGATCAGGCAAGATTCACTAAGACCTTGAGGAAGAAAAATGAAAATTAATGAAATCAATCAACCCAAGAATCTTAACGAGGGCACATTTATGGATCTATTATTGGGTCCAGAATTAGCAGGTAAATATAAAAAGACAGATCGCCACGCAGAAGCCGAGCGTCTTTTCCTGGATGACTTCATTGATGATGCAACAGTTTCATTGAATAATGGAATAAAGTCTGGTTTGGTTGATCCTAAACTAACAACTTCTACTACTGGCGCAGCGCCAGCAGAGCCGGTTGATCCTAGCTCAATTAAACCAACGGCCCCGGGCAAACCAGCCACTGGAGCAAGTGGTGCAGCCGCATATAAAGCACAACAACAGACCTCACAGAATATTAATAATTATGTCAGAGGCGCGGCGCAAGCTATCAATAAAACTACTGACAAAAATCAAAAAATTGCTTTAGCAAAAGAACTAGTCAATACAATGGCTGACCGTCAGGGTACTCCCGAATGGAATAATGCAGTAGCAACAGTGCAGCAAATTATTAGAAGAAGCGGACTGGATTCAAGCTTTGCTAATGCCGCAATAAACAATCTAAAGACCGGAAAAACAATGTCAGAAGCATGGAGAATTTATTTTGCCAACATGCTTTTAGAATCTGTAGGAATCACTTGGGAGCAAATTGGCCTATGTGTTCTTAAAGAAGGGACAGACTATTACGTTGCTGATAAAAAATATGCAAAATTAAATTACATATTTGAAAGCATTGTAGAAACAGACGGCGCACAAAGCATATCTGATTATATGACAGATTGGTTTGATCTTTATATGCAGGGTGTAGATTGGAGAAGAAAGCAAAGCATAGTCATGCCTGCTATTAAAGACGTAGAAAAAACATATAAGACTGATTCAGGAAAAGCAGCACTAGAAAAATTAGGACGCTTAGCATTCGCATTATCAGGTCCTGCAGGACAACCACCAGCCGGCGCCAAAGACATTAAACCAGCAGCTCCTGCTGCGCCTGCTGCCCCAAACAAAAGATTAAACCCAGATCAATTAGCCGCAGATTTAGCATCGCTTAAGCCAAAAGAGCGTGAAGAAGTACTCAATAAAGTTAAGGCTGCTACTAAATGAGTGATATAAGATCATTACTAAACAAGCTTGAAGAAATCAACACAGTTATTGTGGAAGCTAAAGGTCACTTAGACCACCCAGAAGATTTGGTATTTTTAGATGATGAAGCTGGCGCAAGACGAGCTATTCAAGCTATCGTTCAAACAGTTGAAAATCCACAAACAGTTACTATTAAATGGGATGGTTATCCTGCATTAATTTTTGGTAGAGGACCTGACGGTAACTTTACTATAATGGATAAGCACATGTTCAATAAAAAAGATGGCTCTGGTAGACAAGTATTCAGTCCCAAAGCATTTGTTGAATATGATAAAGCTAGAGGTGTTGACCGCGGCGAATTGTATAATCTAATTAACACAATTTGGCCTGGTCTAGAAGCAGAAGATAGAGGCTCTAACGGCTATTATTGGGGCGATCTTCTATTCAGCAGACCATTAGAGGATGAAAATGGGGTATTCAAGTTTAGAGCCAATCCAAATGGTATTGCATATACTGTTGACACCGACAGTGACGTAGGTAAACTGTTAGCTGATAAAGTAGCCGGTATCGCTGTTCACCAGTTTATTCCTGCTAATGCAGCTAGTACAGATGATGCTACACCATTGAATGGTACTATTGGTAATCTACAGAACACGAGCAACGTTGCTATTGTTCCTAGTAAGATGCCAATCACTCCGAGGTTGAAGCTTCCCAAACGTCTAGTAAACATCGCTGAACGTGAGTTAAATCAATATGGCCCAGCTATCAGTGATTTGATGAACACTGCTCCACAAGCAAGGAACACATTCAACCAGTTGTTCACAACATACATCAATAAGAAAATTGTATCAGGCAATCTTTCTAATCTTATCAGAGGATTCATGGAGCACGTTGAAAGTCGCCCTATGAGTGATAAGATGAAGGCTAAGATCAACGAACACTTACAAGAAAATAAGGAAGGACTATTGGGTGCATTCAAGGTCTGGATTGCTATTTACAATCTTAAGATGGCAGTAGTAGAGCAACTTAACAAGGCAGCAGAGAATAGTCCTGTTAAGGGCTATCTGCAAGATGGCACACAGACCCAAGAAGGCTTCGTGAGTCAGGGCTTAAAGTTTGTAGATAGAATGGGCTTTTCACGACAAAATCTTGCAGGCCGCTAACCCAAAACCGGTGTTTTTTTCGTTCAGGCATAAATAATAGTATGAGCTTCGGCTCACATTTATATAAGGAAAACGAAAATGGCACAATTTACTCGCGTCAACGGTGACTTCCAGCAAGTTCTACACTTGGATGCACCAGCATACACCAACGAAGGTTCAACCTCAGCAATTGATTCTGCTGTAACTGTACAGCCTCAGGGTCCAAAGCTTGAGTTCTTCACCATCACTGGTAATGGTTCACAGGTAGCTGACAACATCAATGCAGTATTCCAAACTGTTCAGCAGCTTGCAACTGTATACATGTACGAATACACCAACGCAACTGATGACACTCTAGCTGTTGCTGTATATCCAGTTGGTGCATGGACAACCACTACACTTGACAACGCTTTGTCAAATGCATGGACTTCAGCAAACGTTGCTGTAACTGCAACTGCAACTTTCACTAACTAATAGTTAGTAAAACTAATCTACGAAGGCCCGGGGATATTATTGTCTCCGGGCTTTTTATTATCTAAATACATATATGTCACATCGTATATGTTGTTATACACTTTTTGATATTACCCAAACTGGCGTCCTAAATAGGTCAAAGCCACAAGAAGCCGATGTGCAAGATTGGATTTTAAAAAGAAATACACAATGCAACTTCGATACGATACTACAAGTCATATCATTACGCTCTCAACCTGACATTACAAAGGCGCCAGCAAAGTTTCAACTTAAAGAAACAGACTTAGATAAGTTTGGATTTTTGTTTAATATAGATGACACCACTACACAATATTATTGGAAGTTTGAATTTGAAGTGCATCACTCAAGCGTTTTTGAAAATGGTATAGTTACGTTTGGTGCACTTTATAAAGATTGTGAGGGTGTTCCTATGATACTTTGTCCGAATCAGATTAATGGCATCACTCCTTTTCTTGATATAACAGATGAGTTAAGAAACATCTACTTTGAGGCTTTATGATTAACCTAAAGATATCCAAACTAGCTAAATTCTTTGATCAAGAGCTTGAAGATGCAAAGAAAATCTTGATAGTCTCTAATAATGGGGTATATGAACTATTTGGTAGATTCATGATTGAACCAAAGAAGTCATACTTTTTAGTAACTGATTTCAAAACAAAAGAGGCAGTAGAGTTTTCGTCATTAAAGTATGCTATGGCTTGGTGTATTTTACTTGACAGCAACAAATATGTTGATTCTCGTAGGCTTCACTCATTAGACCTAAAGCTTTGCAGCTTATACACCGATATTGCAGTACATCGTAAACTATTAAAAGCAGCAAATGATTCTGATGCCAAGCTTCTATACAAAATAAAGCTACAGGAAGACTCGTTCAAAAGAAGAACAGTGATCAAAGAGATTGATACTTACATAAATAATTCAAAGACATTGCAGGGCAGAAAGTTCAATACCAAGAAAGAACATAAATTTAAATACCTGTGATAAATACTATATCAACACGGAAGACTAACCTATGAAACTTACTGATTTAGATACTGCAAACGCCCCTGTAAAGGCACTAAAAGAAAACTTTGCTATGGACTTTGATGTGTCAAGCCTAGACAAGCCAAAGACCGCTGCTATGCTCAACAAGGTAAAGAAGCTTATCGGCGAATCAAAGCGTTCACCTGAGTTCCACAAGGCTCAGCATAACCCTGCTTACTTGAAGCTTGTGTTTATGGAACAGGCCCTATCTCAGCATATGAAGGTTGCTAAGGCCCCTCGTATCGTTGTTGAGAACGAAGAAGTTGAAAAGTCACAGGTTATCCTTGCTGCACAGGACATGATTGACACTGTGCAGAAGATGTACGAAGATGTTAATGACATGCTCGTTAAGGAACTTCCAGCACTTGTTGACTCAATCCAGAGCGAAATCGGCGCAAACGAAAGCGACTCGTTCAACCAAGCAGCTAATCAAGCACTAACCACATTGAATGCTTCACTTCAAGAAGCACAGACTGCACTTAAGGGTGCATTGGGTGGATTAACTGGTCAGGGTGCAGGCGATGCATTTGCAGCAGGTGCACCTGAAATGGATGCAGATATGGGTGCAGAAATGGGTGCTGATCTAGGTGCTGATGACGAAGCAGCATTGAATGCTCCTGAAGGCGATCTTGATCTTCCTCCTGTTCCTGATATGGACGATGAAGAAGAAGCACCTCTTGCGGCAGCAGGTCGTGCAAAAAGATAATGTTTCTGTTTGAGCTTGATCAAGGTGATGCTCTTGTAGCAAAGATCGTTGCCTTGACCAGTCAATTAAAGCAAGATTTAGAAGACGGAGAGATCGGTACCGATTACACCGTTGATCAATTATTGGACTACTTCCAAAAGTATGATGTTATATTAGATGTTAACGATCTATATAACATGATCAAAGTTCCCCCACTCAAAACTGTAATTAAGAATATTCAGGGCGATAAAGTAGTATTTGTGGGTCAAGAAGAATCCAGCCCCAACTATGATGCTCCTGAGAGCGACGACAAGAAAACTGTTGCTCAAATGGCCAAAAGAGCTATGAAAACTTAACCATAACTGTTGCTTTTGTATAGCATATCGTGTAACATAAAAAATAATGAAAAAAGAAATAACGATTTCTCACTTAGTGGTTAACGGGTGTAGTTTTACCTATTGTGAGGGATTGGACAGTCCTGCCACACAAGGATGGCCTGCTTTACTCGCACAAAAGTTAGGCGTTCCAGTTGTAAACATTGCTTTAGGTGGAACTAGTAACTTTAGAATCTATCGCAAATCTGTGGATTATTTCTTTAAGGACACGGGTAGCAATCCATTTTATATTATAGGCATGACTTCATGCACTCGCTTAGAGCAATATCTAAGAAAGCGTAATGATTACGTTGCTCTCAATTTAATCGGTAAACCCCCTAGTCAATTTTGGGAAGCACAATTATTGAGTCTGTTGCGAAATAATTCAGATCCTCTTATATTAGCAAAGCAAAAATTAGATATTTGGTTATCTATAATCAATCTGTTTAAAGCAAATAACATCAATTATCTTACAGTTGATATGCTTGCCAATGGCCAAGATATTGATAATGAGCTTAATCAATTACATCCAAAATTGTTTGACTATACGATGAATGATTATAATCATGTCAAGGACTATTTGGACTTTAACGGGACTTTAGGTAAGTTGCCTTGTGGACATGATGATGCAGTTGCACAAGTATCAATTGCTGAATATCTATACAACCAATTAACTGATAGGTATAACGTTACAGTTGAACCATCTGAATACCTAAAAATTAAAGACTTCTACACACAATCAGAACAAACATGGGCCCGCAATTTGGGCCGCGGAGACTGGATATTATAATGTTAACAGCAAAATTCCCCTACGCTGAAATGAAGCGTGAAACAACTACTGAAGGACGTAAGTATGTCGCCCCTGACGGCGAGAAACTTCCAAGTGTCACTACGATTCTTGACGCAACCAAACCACTAGAAGCAAAGAAAGCATTGATTGAATGGCGTCGCAGAGTGGGCGAACAAAAAGCTAAAGAAATTACAGCCGAAGCAGCCGGAAGAGGCACCAGAATGCATAAGTATCTTGAGAACTATGTTCTTAAAGGAGAAACTGGTGAGCCCGGAAGCAATCCGTATAGCAAGCAATCACATACGATGGCGCATACAATCATATCTCAAGGCTTATCCAACTGCCCCGAGTTCTGGGGTACGGAAGTATCTCTATATTTTCCTAAAGTTTATGCTGGGACCACGGACTTAGTTGGCATGCATGGTAGCGACGAAGCTATCATGGACCACAAGCAGACTAACAAACCCAAGAAGCGTGAATGGATTGAGGACTATTTCTTGCAGCTAACAGCATATGCAAACGCTCACAATGAAGTCTATGGCACTAAGATTCGCAAGGGTGTAATCTTTATGTGCAGTGCCGACAATCAATATCAAGAGTTTATCGTAGAAGGTAATGAGTTTGATACTTGGTCAGACCGTTGGTGGAAGCGAGTAGAGGAATACTACACCAAGTTCCTCTAACCAAGCATAAATAAGTGTATTCAGTAGGTAAAGAATACACTTATGGCAATTATCCAAATTTCAAAGATTCAGCAACGTTCCGGTAATCTAGTTGACTTACCTCAACTAGACGAAGCAGAGTTTGGTTGGGCAAGTGACGCTAAGCGTCTCTTTATCGGTAAAACCACCCCCAACGAAAATATTGAAGTATTGACTTCATACTCTCAGATTAATTACAGCCAACTCAATGGTTCGGTTGGTAATTTAAATATCAGTAACGTTACGGTTGCTGATGGGCAAGTCTTAACATTTGACGGAAACAATTGGGTCAATCGCGGCGGCGATGCCGGCGGCTTGATCACATTAGGCGATGCATCTAATGTGAAGATTACGGGCGGCGCAATCGGTTATGTTCTTGAGACTGATGGTTTGGGTAATTTGTCTTGGACACCTAAATCAACTGTTATCGCTTTTATTCAGAACGTTACTACTGCTAATCCAGCTGTAGTCACTACCACGCAGGACAACTTCTTTACTGACGGCGCAGAAATCACAATCACAAATGCAGCAGGAATGACTGACCTAAATGGTAATACTTATTATGCTAATGTATTAACGTCTAATACTTTCTCACTGTACAGTGATCCTAGCTTAACTACCCCGGTAAATTCTATTGCATTTACTAATAACACATATTCTTATACTACTGCAACTTCCACATCTGCGTCAACTAATAGAGTTACAATAGGTAACTCAGCAGTATTCAATCTAAACCAAGAAGTTCTTTTCTTGGGAGATTTGAGTACTAGTGGACTAGAAAATAATGTTTCATACTACATTAAAGCTAAGCCTAGCGGAACAACGATTACTGTATCAGAAGAATTATTAGCAAATGGTGTAGCAGGTAACATTAAAGTGCTAGCTACGGCTACGTTGACCGGAGCTAATGTATATGCTACCGGAGGCCGCGCAATTGCATCCGTATCATCGGGCGGAGGCGGCAGCGGTGCAGCAGGTTCAAACACTACAGTACAATTTAACAACAGTAATTTGTTAGATGGCGATGCCGACTTTACTTGGAACTTTGGAGCAAGTCCTAAGGTACTAGGCATTGTAGGCAATGCTAACGTTGGAAACTTGAATGCGTCAGGTATTGTAACTTCAACTCAGATGATATCAAACATTGCTACTGGCACAGCACCACTAACAGTCACTTCTACTACTCGTGTAGCAAACTTAAATGTTTCATATGCCAACGTGTCTGATTTTGGAGTAGTAACTGCCCAAACTACAGGAACTTTCTTCCCAGTATTTGTGAATAGTAGTTCTACTGGAAACAGAGCATTAGCTGCCAACGCAAACTTATCTTTTAATGCTGCAACTGGTGCGCTATCAGCAACACTATTAGCCGGCACACTCACTACAGCAGCACAACCTAATATTACTAGTGTTGGTACGTTAACTACACTTGCTGTTTCAGGTACTACTGGTGTAGTGTCTACAGATTCCTCAGCCGCTGCTTCAATTACTAAGATAATAAGAGCGGTAAATGGTACTCAGGATATTGCACTTATTCCTAGAGCGGGTGCCGGATCATACAATACCTTGACCGCAGCAGACGATACATTAATTACTTTTGGCAACTCGTCTGCTATAGGAAATGCAAACTTAACTATTGCTCCTTGGGCAAGCGGAAACACTGGTATTAGAATACAATCAGTATCAAATACTGCTACTATTTTCTTAAACGCTACTAACACCAATGTCAGTGCGGCTTTAAACGTAGCCGGTACAATAACTGCCCCTGCATTTACTGCTAATACAGGTGTGTTTACGGGCAATGGTAGTGGTCTATCTGCGTTGAATGCAAGTAATATTTCAACAGGAACTCTTGCTCAAGCAAGACTAGCGAATGCAAGTGTAACTTTAGGTAGCACGGCGTTGACGTTAGGTTCTACCGTTACAACTGTTGATGGCCTATCTAGTGTCACTTCTACTACATTCGTTGGTTCACTGTCAGGCGCTGCAACAACTGCTGGTACAGTAACAACAGCAGCACAGCCAAACATCACAAGCGTTGGTACATTAACATCATTGGGTGTTAGTGGTAATATCACTGCTGCAAACATTACTGCAAATACTGGTGTATTCACTGGTAATGGTAGTGGCTTGAGTGCAATTGCCGGCGCAAATGTTACCGGTACAGTAAGCTCAGCAACTACCGCAGGCACAGTAACAACGGCAGCACAGCCTAACATTACCTCAACCGGTACGCTATCAAGTCTTACTGTATCAGGTAAAACTAGTATGACTTCTACTAGCAATGCACTTGAAATAGGAGGTTATACTCAAATTGGTGGCGCAAGTAGTGCAGTGGGTATCAGATTTACCGGCGGCGGCACATTATATGGTTTGGCCCTGCAGCCAACAGTTGACGTTACTAACCTAATGACGTTCTTCAATGCTGCAAGCACCCCGGTTGGCTCCATCACACAAACAGCAAGTAATGTTACTTTCAATGGATTGGTTGCGGGCGCTAATGTAACGGGTACTGTATCAAGTGCCACTAGTGCAACTACTGCCGGTACTGTGACAACAGCAGCCCAACCTAATATCACGAGTGTTGGTACACTCACCTCATTAAATGTAAGCGGCGCGCTAACTACAACGAACATCACTGCTGGTGCAAACACTACAGCCGGCACAATTACAGGTAACTGGACACTGACTAGTGGTTCCAGACTGCAAGCTACCTACGCTGACCTTGCAGAATACTATGAAGCCGATGACATTTATACTCCGGGTACCGTATTAATGTTCGGGGGCGAAAAGGAAGTCTCTCTAGCAGAAGACGAAACTAACAGAGTAGCCGGTGTCGTATCTACCAACCCAGCCTATGTAATGAACTCTACATGTCCAGGATTATTAACTGCAATTGCGCTACAGGGTCGTGTACCATGTAAAGTTCGCGGAAAGATTACTAAGGGTGATATGCTTGTTTCAGCCGGCGGTGGCTTCGCAAAATCAAATATGTCCCCGTCAATCGGTACAGTTATTGGTAAAGCATTACAAGACTTTGATGGTCATGAGGGCATAATTGAGGTCGCAGTAGGTAGACTATAATGGCAACTATTACTATCACCGTTCAAAGCTTATTGAACGCGGGACAGTTTGATGAGTATACAGTCAGTGATGGTATTACCGTTGCCACATTAAAATCTACCATTGACACTGCGACCGGTACTGATTCAACTTGGTATAATGTCAATTTTAATGAAGAAGTGTTAGATGATGCCAACACTCTTGTTAGTTATAATATCATAGATGGTTCTGTTTTAGGCACTGGTAATTTAATAGGCAGACTCCCTACATTACAGGACAGACAACTTGCTAAATTAGATTTGGCAACACTAGACAGAACACAAGATGGCAATCCATATAATGTTTACGATATTACAGAATTGCCCTCACAGTATATAGGAAACGTTTCTACTCCTAACCCACACCCATTGGGACTACTTGAAGGTAGACCCTGGGCTCCTTAATTTTTCGCAATAAAGATAAATACATTACACGTTCTCAACAAGTGAGAACGTTTATGCAGAACCCACTGCGTAGCGGCTAGAACCCGCAACTATAAGGAGAAAACAAATGGGTCGTCCACTAAAGATTGCCAAAGCACAGGCAGTCATCACAATCACAAACACAACCAACTCTACTGATTTAGTTACAACCAATGCAAACTTCACTAATCTTGGTATTATTGCAGGTATGCCCTTCGTAACTGCAACTAACATCGGTGGCCTAGTAGCTGGTACATTGTACTGGATTCTTAAGGTAGTGAACGCTGGCAACAACAGCACATTCACTGTTTCTGAAACTCCACTTAATGCTAACCCAACCAGTACTCCAAAAGACTTGTCAACCGCATCAGGCACAGTTTCAACAACTGTTGCTCCTGTTGATATGTATTTCAACAATCCACTTGGTCCACAATGGCCAGCAACAAACGCAAACACTTACTCAGTAGTTGGTGGTAACACTGCACTATTCGGTAAGCAAGTACTTTGCAATGTTGCTATTGGTCAGAATGGAGAAGGTACTCTATATGCATCTGATTCAAGCAACGTAGTAGGTGGCTTAGGTACTGACTTAGGCAACGTTGCAGCAGGTTCAGTAATTCAGTATGTTGCTGCTAACGGTCAACCAGTAACCCTAGGTTATGTTGACACTGCAACCGGTCTTGCAAACATTGAAATTTCAAATGCAACCGCAACTGGCAACTTCTTGACTACTGTAGGAAACGCACAGACATTGACTGCAAATCTTCCAGTCGTGCTAACTGCTGATATCGGTGGCTTAAGTGCCGGAACTACTTACTTTGTTAAGGCAATTCCTAACGCATCTGCATTCACCGTGTCATTGGCACCAGGCGGAGCAAATGTTGGATTGTCTAACGAAGATGCAGAATCATATGCACTTCAGGATACTACACTTCTCGTAAATGATGCAAGTGCAAATCTTTCTGGAGCAGCATATATCTATGCAACCCCGGAAGCAGGTTACATTGTTCGTCAAAAGGGCAAGCAAAAGTATCTCGTTACAGGAACAACCACTGGTCTAACCGGTGCTTGCTTCACTGCTAACGTTGCTAATGCTGCATTGACTCCAAACACAATGACAATCACTGCAACTTATGCTAACAGTGCAACTGTTAAGGTTCAGAGCTTGAGCGATCACACTGCTGAATTGTTCACTGCAACCTCAGGTCCAGTTGCAACAGGTAACATTGTATTGCAGAATGCTAACCCGGCATTCTCAACCTTCAATGCTGCCGCTGCTGCAAACGTAGCAAATGCACAGCCTTACCCAATTGTACAAATTGGCAACGCATAAGGAATAAACGATGGCTCAGACTAGTACGGTTCAAAAACTTAAGCAGACTGAGACCGAAATTGCGGTCCTTCAGGTTCAGTATACTCATTTAAACGAAAAAGTAGATGATTTAAAAGCTGACCTGAAGGACTTCCGCGATCACATTGACACTCATATGGCAAACATTAACACCGCCATTGAAAATGCTAAAACTCATTTTGAAGAAACACTCACCACTTTACAAGAAGAAAACAAAACTCAGCACGGTGAACTTGAAAAGAAAGTAACTGCTCTAGAAAAGTGGCGCTGGATGATGATGGGTGCAGGCATTTTAGCAGGCGCATTGGGCTGGCCTGTTATATCCAAAATGCTTGGTATGTAATCAAGTAAGACTATTCAACTTTTCAATTACAATATCAATATTCACTGTAGAAAACAATCCGGGGTGTAATGGCTTTGGATATTGCCCTGAGCGCACCCAAGCATACCCGCAGTGTTCGTTATTCAGTATAGGAATGAATTCATTTTCTACCTGACAGAAGAACGTATGATATGTGAAGCTACCATTTGTGAACTTTTGTATAGGAATTAGTTTCATTCCAGGATCAATAAAACCCATTTCTTCCATACATTCTCGTTTGACACCATCTGCTAATGTCTCATCAACTTCAATACCTCCTCCAGGAATGCTCCATGTAGGGTTCTGCTTGTCGGTACGTAGTAAATATAAAAAGCTGTTAGTTGATTGACTGTAGAAGAATACGCCGGCTGCTTGTTTTGTCATATTAAATTACAATACTATAGTCGCCTTCATTGTACCAGCCTTCATACGATTTGACCCACATGCCTTCTTGCGGTACATATCTATATTGTATGCTTGTAGTTAGATTAGTCACAAACTCTACTGTAGTGGCTTCTTCTGCGGAAAACACTACTTCCCACTCTCCGCTAGTTGAATTGTATTCAATAATATCATTGGCTTGAGCAACTAAATTGCCCCACGCAGTAGTTTCGTCGCCCTCAAACCCAATATCTTCAACTATTAAATATCTAACATTTGGCCACGGCCCCGGCAATCCAGCATTAGGACCGGTCAACTGGGGATTAATAATAGCATTGATTGGATCAAGCGTATTTTGCGGTAGAGTATCTGGGTCAATATTATAGATTAAGAATCTATCATCAACTGGATTAGGAACAATTGTGCCTACAATATCATCTTCCATATATGGATTTTGTAACCATATTTGACTAATACCGGGTTTAATTGCCCCATAGACGTTTAACAAACTTGTCCAATATAAATCTGTATTTGGATTTACCGGTTGCTCTAATGAACTATTAGGCGGGTAAAATGCAGTGGCTTGAGGCAATAATTGTAATTGATTGCCTAACAGCAATACTTTGTATCCATATGGACTAATCTTTTGTCTAGTACCCAATAATAAATCTTCATCTTGAATATCGTCCAGCGCAGATCCTTTGAAAATACTAGCAATGACTTTGTGGATGACTCCCATCTTCTTGAGCTTACTGGCAGTAGTTAGCCATATGGGCATGTAGAACTTCCAAGTTAGTATGTCTATTGGATTTCCAGTGCCTTGTGGGATTTGTCTACTAGTAAAAGTTAATCCGTCTTGGAATACTGCACTCAGAGAAGTCCAGTCAACAAAGTTATCAGTACTTTGAAGTTCTAATGCTGGGTTGAATAATGTTCCCAACTGTTCAATAATTTCTAACTTCTGTTGATAATTTGTAGTCCAAAAATCAACAGTAATACGCAACGTATATGGAACTGGCATCAATCTTTCAACTGTAAATGCTTGACCTTGCGTAGTTTCATAACTCTGAGTTTCGGGATTATATGCTCGTTGTCTAACGTTTACTTTATCAACAAACGTAGGCTCTTGCGTCCACTTTTGATTATACTCTAGTCCGCTGATATAATATGTAATCAACGGAGCACTTGGTAAATTGCTTGCCGAGTTATTAGCAATAATCGTTGATGCTTGTCTAGAGCTATCTCCATACATAATTGGCACACGAACAAGAATATCATTTCCGTTTGGATCCTTGCCCTTAGTAACATACCAGTTACTAAAGATTTTAGCAAACTGAATTAAGAACCTTCTTATCTGATTGTCGTAAAAATACTGTGCCATCTATTATACTTCCGGGGGTATTGGGTCAAGAGCAGGCCGCAACACAGACGACAGTGGTTGTGCTTCGGGTACAACTTCTCCCGCATTATTTAGATAGATTTCGCCCTGGTTGTTAATAAAGCCTGACAACAATGAAGTGTCTTCCGCAGTAAATCCAGTATCAGTTCTTACATTTTCACTTATACGAATCCATAATTTACCGTCCCAACGATATAATAACTGCGGCATATAGTCAATGCGTAAGAAATAGTCACCCACTTGTGGATTCTGTGGGAAACTTATTCCAGCTCCGACGGGGAATCCATTTGGTGCAGTACCGTCACCGGTCATGTATCCTGCACTATAACCGAACGTTCTAGGACTTGACCTAGTGATATATTGGAATCTAGGATCGCAGTCTGCACGATAATCCATCTGCTGAGTGATATCACCTGTAAAGCCAGGCTGCGTCGGGTCTTGGTCAGCCGTTGAGTAAGTGTTATCAGCAGTACCATATGGACCAGTAATAATTCCTAATGATTGCACTGCTAATGACTTAGTAGTTTCTACTGATCCGGATCCGCTTTCGGTGCGAACAGGAGCTTCTTCTACCATATTCAAGCTAGCTTGAACAAACTTGTCTAGCTTGTCCTCTATATCCATGTCAGCAGTCATATCCCAAATGCTAGTTAATACTTCTTTTTTAATCTTTATACCAACACTAGGATTCTTATATTTTTGACTACGCATAAACACCACAGTTCCTTCTACTGGAATTGCAGTTCCGGTATTGCTTGAAGTGATAACATCAACAGGCGGGGCAGGCTGGTTGGTCTTATCTGACAATACATTGTTAGACTCGTATCTTCCATATGTAGGTACTACATATAGCTTACTCGTATCATAACCTGCTTTAGGAACGATTCGCTTGGCTTCTTCAAGCTGTGCATTATTGATTGCTATATTCTTGTTATAGGTTGACAGAATATCAGCAAGGTTGCCGTTCTCAATCTCTTTCCAATATGTTGGATTAGGTGGTGTGACACCCGCCGGGACCTCAATGATAGATTCATAGAGCTTATCACCAAAGTTAATTGTGTAGCCCGGCGGATATGTTTTATCCTTATCCCAATTGCCAAGATAGTTGTCTTGATTGATTGGTTCTTTAAGAATGTCACTAAACTCTTGGCTGTTGACAAGAGGTTCGCATTTGATACGCCATAGATGAGGATACCAAGTTTGCGTAAAGCCTTCACTCGCATAGTTTGCATCGGTGATTTGATAGAATCGCTTCAATGCAACAGGAATAGTCTCATTAAGAGGATTATAGTCTAGCAAGTGCGGTAGTTCCAGTACGTCACCGACCATAAGTTTTCTACCTACAATGTCTATCATATCATTGTAGTGGACAGTGATAAAGATTATATCATTATTCAGGAACAAACCAAATTGGCTTAAGTCAAAGTCTAGATTCTGAACATT